CAGGATCTAACACGCAGGCAGCAACCATGCCATAATATTCTTTATCTTTCTTTTGACCTTTAATAACCATCTTGCACAGCATAGTTAAAATCTTATCTAGCTTTTCATAATTCCGTATTTCATAATCACTAGCATCTTCTTTAATTAAAGGTCTGTGACTTAGATATTCAGGATACTTTTTATTAAAGTGTCGCATAACAATGCCAGCAGTAGCATTGGCTTCGTTTTCTATGGGACTCCCAGTCATACCACTTTGATCATCTAATTTATGTTCAGTATCTTGTTTAAAGTGTACTAGCTCATGTGCTAGTGTGCGGAAGATATCAATTGGATGCCTATTTGTTATTTGCAAATAAATTCTTCCAGATTCTTGATCAAACCCGCCAAAGCTAGGTTGAGACCCTGGCACATCCTTTACTAGTTTAATAGGAGGAAGTTTATCTAATTTTAAAACATCCATAACTACCGGAAGGAAATCTTCAAATGCTGCCATCAAGTCCGTCTCTCGAGTTTCAGTACTTTCGTTAAATGGTTTCTTAATCATGGTAGCAAGATATTTCTGGAACCAGTTAATTCGCTCTCGTAATCCGTTCATTCCCTTACCGTTCACTGCTCTAGTTGCCTGACGAGAATTTGCAGGATCACTGACTACTGGATGTGTTCGAACTCTGTTTAACCAATACCAAACAGATGTTTTAACTGCAATATTAGGCTGTTCAACTAACGAAGGATTTTTCACTAAAGGCAACTTTAAGTCATTGCCCGCAGCAGTATAATTGTCTCGGCCAGTTAATTGTATATAACCTCGTCCCTTAAATCGAGGGCCGTCGCCTCGCTGTGTGTTGCCTAACTCTGAATTGCCTTCGTAGGCCATACCGGATGCAATTTCTAAAGTTAAGCTAAATGAGGCACTTTCATGAGCACATTGTGCCATGAACTGTGCTAATTCCTTGCCCTTGATTCCTTGCTGGAAAGCATAGTCTCTTAGAGTTACTTCTATAGGATTGCTAGTAAGAGGCTGCGGCTGCATTGCCTGCATACGTTTACTTGGTATTTGATTAGGTGACGATTTTGGAATTAACGATTTTGTTTTAGCACTTTGTGGAGTTGGTGACGGCAATATATTTGGTCTATCTGCACTTTTCATACCTGCATCAGGACGCCCGTATACTTTATTTGGTAATTTTACTTGCTGACCCGGAGTGAGTTTAGTATTATTATCAAACCCATTAAACTTCATCAGCTCAACAGGATCTAAATTATTTTGTCTAGCAATAGAATAAACAGTATCACCAGGTTCAACAATTTGAACAATATCTCCAATCTTTTCACTTACTACAGTTTCTACTTGTGTAGCATGTCCGCTAGGACTAACATGATAGGCACTAAATCTTACATTAGGAAATTCTTTCTTTAATGCTTTAAAGGCTTTTAAATTACTGGTAGAGTCGTCGTATAGACTAACTCTATCGTATTCGCCTGAGCTTAAGAATTTTCTAACATATACTGCTTTTTTAAGAGCAGGAGGATTATCACCGGGTATATTTCCTGCACGATATAAATGTATACGATTCATATCAATGCCGTAATTATGAAATGTTTTTAGTACAGTGTGTTTGTCGTCAAAGTCTGCACGAGCAGTAAGCATGATAACTTTGCTTTGAGTTTGATCTGCGTGATGTAAAATAGTTTTTAATTTGTTAATCATCGGCTTAATAGGTTTGCTTTCTTGTGCAAACTTTTCGGCATTGCGAAACTCACCAAAGTCAAATTCTTCGCCTGGCTGTAATTGATAGTTATTAAATTCTTGATTGGTTAGACTACGGATAACTTGTCCGTCTCGTACTACATTAATCTTAGCGGTGGTGTGCAATAAAGTATCGTCGATATCAAATATGACTAGACTTGCACCCCTAAACTCCCTGCGTTCATCAACAAGATCGTCCATCTTCATACAGGTTTTTCTCCTGTAAGATAAGGCTTACTAAACCATAGTTTAAACCATTCGTCGGTTCCAGGTTTAATATTATGCTTACGCATCAATTCACCTTTATTATTACCAGTTACTGAAATATTACTACCTTGATTAGCACGTAATTCATGCAGTCTAGCCTCACCGCCTAATCCTGCTAGATGTTGTATTGCTTTTAATTCGTGAATAGGATCATCCGGCGCAAGATAACAATCATCATCACTTGCTTGATTTAAATGTTCTGAGGTGATTCGATATTGTTTCATTTATTATCTTTTTTTAAGTCGTCTATTTCTTTTTGTTTTTGCTGGCCTAATTTTTTGTAATATTCTGGATCAGGTAATCCACGTTCTTTGCGTAACTTTTGATGATACTTATATAACTTAGATTCGTGTTCTTCGGGAACAGATTTATTATATGGTTTACCTTTGGCATCTACTTTGTTCCAACGAACTGCATTTGGAGTTTGTAGTGTTTGTGCGGATTGCCCTTTTATGCCTAAATCTTTAGAAACTTCTTTTTCGTCAAAGGGTTTTGGTATAGAACTTATAGCTTTATCAACAGTGTCTCTAGCAGAACTTCCCATAGCAACAATTTGGTCTGCAAGCCCTTCTTCCATACCTACATTGATATTTCGTTTTTGTAATTCTGCTTGTAATGCTTGTAGTTTGTTAGGATTACGTGCAATGGCATTACGAATTTCACCAGCAACTTTGTTTGGAACTTTACTTAATACTTGATTAACAATTTGATCAACTTGCGAATGTTGTTGGCCAACTGTTGGATTTTTAGGTGCCTTGTGTTTGATTACAGGTTCGTTGTCAAATTCGTCATCTTCTAAACTATTAACATAATTTTCATACTCGTCTCTACGCTGCATCCAACGTTGTGAACTTTTGACTAGTTGTTCAGAATTTAAATAATTCCCTATCTTTGCTAGGATAGGAGGTAATTCTTGACTGATATTCTTAAAAGATCTTTCTAATTCAATCTTACCTTTTATTTCACGCCCTTTTAAGTATTGTTGTAGATCAACAGTACGTCTTGTATTATACTTACATAGGTCGTAGAGTTCGTTATGTAGTTTACCTACATAGAATTTTTGAATCCAACGGCCACCAACGCCCGCAGCAACCATTCCGAACCCTTTCATAGTTCCATGGTTGTCGTGATACTTCTTGGCCATAAATTTTAAAGTATCGTAGACCATGCCTACAGGCTCACCTATATCGTTAATAATGGCTTTTAATGTAGTTGGTAAACTTGTACTTTCGCTTAACTCTTGTTCTGGTTCAACTGCTTTCTTTTTCTTTGCAGCAGGTTTCTTTGCCGCAGCTTTAGCAGCATAAGGGGTTAAGTAATGACTAACTAGTTCAAAGAAACTATGTCCGGCAACTTGAGTGTCAGCATCAACACCTGCTGCTTGAGCAAATGCGTCCTTATCTCCTGCTGCTACAGCAGCACGTAGCGCAGTAGCCGAACTTAAACGAGGAGTTGGTACTGGATTGATATTTGTAAAATGATAATGACCGTGTGTATTTTTACTGCCATTATATTGAACTAGAGTCTTAATAACCCATTCTTCGTCTGTGTAGACATTTAATGTAACATTACCGTACTTTTCGTAAACCTTGCTGGCCAATGTTAACCAACTTGTTTCTGGAACAATGTGAGTAGCAACTTCAGGCCATATTGCCTTCATTGCTTCAACTTTAACGTCATACGGTAAAGGATCTTTAGGTCCTACAGTACTTTCATTAGTGCCTACATACCAATGTTTATTTTCACTAGCCATTTCCCAAGCAGCTCTATGTCCTTTATGAGGAGGATTAAAACGGCCAAATATAATGCCTACTGATCCTTTGCTTTCAAATATTTGTCTTAATTTCATGATGGTGTCCAGCGTTTGCGAGGCACAAGTTTAACATGGCCGTGTTTTTTCTTAGGATCTGCATAACGAACACGGCCTTCACCGTGACTATCCCATATTTCTGCTTTAGGTCCTGCTTCTAGTTGATCAATTACATGATCTTTCATTGTTTGAATACGCTTCACTAATTCAAAGATAGCAGGTAATGCTTGTCCATGCTGATTAGCAAGATCTAAAATTTTCTGTTGCTTAGGAGCACTGACCTTACTTGTTGATAACCAACTGGCAAAATGTTCTGGACTTAGACTATCTAATTGTTTAGCTTTGGCAGTTTGATTTACATAGGTGTAGATAATTTCTTTAAGATCTGATAGACCTGGAACACCTGCAATAAATGCATCAATTTTAGGACCGTGTTGATTTAGATATGCTTCAACCTGATCAATTTCTGTAGTATCAACACTGATAGTTGAAACATTATAAATTGGCCCTAGGACAATAACTTTAGGATTAATATTAAATTGATCAAAGTCGTCTAATGGTTGTTGTGCATCGTCCGGCATGCCAAACTCTGGAAAGAACGCATGTCCGACAACCATAACTTGTGAATTAGCAATTCGTTGACCTAGCTCACTATTCTGCATTACATGATAACAGGTCTTTGATTTAGGATTAGGGCAAAAATTATAAACTCCATTTGCATCTAACGAAGGTTGTTGTAAAAACAATCCGTCGGCATAGACAAATCCTTCAAAGTCTTTAGGTGTAGCTTTATCAAACAATGGATACAAATTGGCAAACTGTTGTGCAAACTGTAGACGTGCTTTTTGTTCTTCTGGTGTTTTAGGGTTACCACTCTTATTAGTGATAAAATCTATAATTGATTTAGGATTATCTGTTTTAGCACCACGAAGCCATCCGTTATGTCCTGCAAGAATTAACGGTCCTCCTGCATATTCTCTACCCCAATATATTTGAGGATTGCCGTCCCATTTCATTCTAATGGTGCTTGCACCTTGTTTAGTACCAACTTCTTTAAGATGTTCTAGTGCTTCCATTGTGCCGCTAGTGCCGTAGAAAAATACTAGGTCTTCTAAATGATTAAAAGTTCGGCCTAGTTTTTTAACAGCTGGAGCAGGTGATTCAAATAGTTCTCTTAATCGCACAATAGACCTTAGTAAATATCGTTGTTTATGTGTTGCACTTCTTCTTTACGTAGTTTAGTACAGATGTCTTCTAAAAGATCATCTTCTAAACTTTCTGGCAATTCTCGAATGGGGAATTTTTTAGTATAGCACTCAAATGCATGATGTACCATTGGCATAAACACTTTAGGACTAAGATCTCGTCCACTTTTAACATGCCCGTGAATTTTCATAATATGAGGATAGTAATGACGTCGATAAAACTCATCGTCGTTCCTCATATAAAAGATCAGATCGTCTGCTAGATCAAACGGTAGCTTGCCCTGATCAACTGGTAATCTATGGGGGATATTTTCAAATAAGTCTTGTATTTTCATGTGTTATTAACCTTAAAACGAGCCATACGAAATATGCGTGTTTATAACATATTTATCGATATTGAAGTTTTAAGATTATGCTAATTTACGTATTAGCTACCGGCTTTAACAACCTGATCGACCCTACTAATACACCCGCCCAAGAACATTCTAGTCATAGTAAGAGCTTTCTCATCTTTAACATAGAAATAAGTACCACCCCAGCTTATATCTCTTGTTAGTTCTCTACGAGTACTCTTAGTTAATAGAGCTAGCCCTGTTTTATCAGTCCATTCAATAAAATCTGTGTAGCTAGTTTTAGTGCTACCTAATGTCACTTTGTAGTCGTAACCGTTACGTCTCATTACTACAGTTTTCTTTGACAGTACTGTATCAACAGGAGGTTTACAAACATATTTGACATTATCTCCTGCAACCTTGGCAATTTTATCTATGTCCTTGGGATTATTAGTATAAAAACTAATACACGGGCTTTCTATTCGTAGCTCGTAGTCAGTCATAGCCTCGAGTACATTACACAGTTTAAGACAATAGTCTAGATCGCTTTGAGTTTTAATCCTTTTAGAAAAATAATCAGTATCACCAAATTTAAAATTTTTAATTTTTTCTCTGGCGTATGATACTTTTCCGCCTCTAAACCATCCTGAAGCTGGCTGGACAAATACAATCTTATGATCATATTTGTCCATGAAAAGTTTTTTTGTCTCTTTAACTAGAAACATTGCTTACATCCGATATATTTAATAATGGTAAACGTGGTAGTTTAGGCTTTGCTACGAGTTCAATTTTGTCGTCTACTATTGTAACACTTACACTACCACCATTTTTAAGTTCACCAAATAGCATCATACGTGCCAATGGCCGCTTAATCTCTTTATCAATAACACGTTGCAATGGACGAGCCCCCATTTTAGAGTCAAATCCTTTTTCGATTAACCAGTCAATAGCCTTAACTGTTGTAGTAACTTTAATTGATTTATCTTTAACTTGATCCTTAAGTTCTCCAATAAACTTAGTAACAATTTTAACCATTGTTTCTTTTTCAAGTTTGTTAAATGTTACAACTGCATCTAAACGATTGCGGAACTCTGGTGCAAAGAATTTCTTAAGATCAGCATCGCTATAATCTTTAGTTTGCGCACCAAATCCAATAGCGTTCTTTTCAGCATTAGCAGCACCAGCGTTTGTAGTTAGGATAAGAATAACATTACGGCAGTCTGCACGTTTGCCATTTGACCCGGTGATAAATCCATTGTCCATCATTTGTAGCAATACTGTGCTAACATCGGGATGTGACTTTTCTACTTCATCAAACAACAATACGCAGTTAGGTGCTTCTTGAATTTGTGTAATCAACAAGCCAGCATTTTCTTCAAAGCCTACATAACCCGGAGGGCTACCAATCAACTTACTAATACTGTGCTTTTCTTGATACTCACTCATATCAAATCGTAACAACTTAACACCTAGGTGTTTAGCCAGTGCCTTGGCAGTTTCAGTTTTACCTGTACCAGTTGGCCCCATGAATACAAATGAACCTACTGGTTTGTTTTCAATTTTAAGTCCTGCCCTAGCAACAAGAATTTTATCAACAATTTCAGTAATGGCAACATCTTGTCCATATACTTCCATTTTAAGTTGGTCTTCGAGTTTAATTAATCCTTCACTTTCAGCTTCTTTGATCTGCTCTTCAGGCATCTGTACCATCTTAGCAAGTTCAAATTGAATTTCAGTTTCAGTAATAACACGTTCGTCGGCAAGTTTTAAATTAAAGCGTGAGCAGGCAACATCGATTAAGTCAATGGCTTTATCAGGCAGTTTTTTATCTGCTTGATATTTTACTGAAAGTTTAACAGCAGCCTGTAAGGCATCATCTTTGATCTTAACCTTATGGAAGTCTTCATAATACTTCTTAATACCTTTAAGAATTTGCAAGGCCATTTCTTGACTAGGTTCATCAACAGTAATGCGTTGGAATCGACGCATCAGCGCACGATCCTTTTCAAAGTGCTTGCGATATTCTTCCCAAGTAGTTGATGCTACAACTTTGATAGTGCCCTTACTCAATGCAGGCTTCATCATGTTTGACAAGTCGTTTGCTGAATTGCTTGCTGAACCAGCACCACTAATCATGTGTGCTTCGTCGATGAACAAGACTGTTTTACCTTTCTTGCCAAGACCTTTTAGAACTGCTTTGAATCGTTCTTCAAAATCACCGCGATACTTACTGCCTGCTAGCATTGCACTAACATCTAAGTTATAGACAGTATAGTCCTTTAGGAAATCTGGAACAGCACCCTTGACAATATTGTAGGCAAGTCCTTCTGCTATAGCAGTCTTACCAACACCTGGATCACCTACTAAGATAACATTGTTTTTACTTCTACGACCTAATGCTAGACTAATATTCTCTAATTCGTCAACGCGACCAATAACTGGATCAACTTTGTTCTTTTTAACTGCATCATTAAGATTTGTTGTAAACGCCTTTAATGCTTTTTCACCTGCACCGTCTTGTGGGTCCACATCTTCGCCTACTTCGATTTCGTTATTAATATAGTCGGCAAATTTGTCTTTGTCGATTTCTGCTTGAGCGATATAGTACAATGCCCATGAACGTTTTTCAGCCATCATAGCAAGGAACACATCTGTAGGTTCAATCTTTTGACGACCGTTGAATAGTACCTGTGTAAATGCACGATTCAATACACGCTCAACTGCTTGTGTTTTTCGAGGCTTATCGTTTCCTGATCCGATAATTTCGTCACATTTAGTTTTAAGGTAGTGCTCTAAATTCTTTTTAATATATTCTGGATCAGCACCGTAGCCACTAATACAATTACTAAAACCTTCTTCGCAGAGCATGGCAAACAATAAATGCTCTATAGTCAGATATTCGTGTTGTAATTGTTTGGCTATTGTAATAGCTTTTTCAAATACTAATTGCAGATCATCGCTGGGCTCTACCATTTAATTTCCTTTGTTTTTTAATTGCTAAATCTAATTTAAGTTTACTAATACCGTCTGTAAAACATACACCGTTTAAATGATCCAATTCGTGTTGGAAACATCTAGCATCGATGCCTTCAAGTTCTATTATACAGTGTTTTCCTGTATTGTCAAGATACATGGCGTTAATTTTATTATGTCTTGGAACCTTAAGCCAAAGATTTGGAAAGCTCAAACAACCCTCTTCGCCAGTAACTAAATTATTATCTCCATATAAGATATACGGATTAAAACAACCAATCTCGCGACCATCTTCGAGTTTCATAACAAATACTCTTCGAAGAAGGCCAACTTGATTAGCAGCCAAACCGCGGCCGTTGCTAGTTTTCATTATCTCTAGCATTTCCTTTTCTACAACAGCCGCGTTGACATGTTTTTCAAAGTCCCAGTGTTCTGCTTCTTGCTTGAGAATCGGATCAGGATGTTTGACTAATTGCATCGTTAAGTTTTCGTAGTTCTTCAACAAATAACGGATTAGTTACTGCGGGAGTTTTTATCTTTACAACGGCCACTAATCGACCCTTAACACCGTTGTGTACATTGGTAAATCCCATACCATTACTGGCATATTCAGTGCCGTCTGTAACACCGGGTCTAATATCAAATGACAGTGTTTTATCATCGATGCTAGTTATTTTCTTAGTAACTCCGATCATTGCATCAATTGGAGATATTTCAACGCTAGTATATAAATCGTTGCCGTGTCGACTAAATTTTGGATCAGGCATAATTAACACAGTTACGTTTAAATCACCTCTTGGTATTTGTGGATAGGTATCATCTCCAAGATCACCGTAGCGTATAGTAGCACCGTGTTCAACGCCCGGTGGAACATTAATTACTACGCTTTGAGTTTTTCCGCTTGGTAATCGATAGCTAGCTTCTAACTGTTTGCCAAGGAAAGAGTCTTTTAAAGTAACTTGGCATTGGATATTTAAATCTCTGTTTTTACGCATTTGCTGTCTTGCCCTTCCGAATACATCTCCAAAAGGATGTCCTTGGGCAAATTGGAAGCCAAATGCATTGCCAAAAATATCATGAAAGTTTCCAGCGTTCATGTGTATTTGTTGTCCGCCTGTATCATACTCTTGACGCTTTTGAGGGTCTCCAAGTGTGTCGTAGGCTACACTAATATCTTTGAACTTGGCTTGATCTCCTCCTTTGTCAGGATGATGTTTGTTAGCCAATGAACGATAGGCTTTCTTAATTTCATCTTGTGATGCGTTTTTCTTAACGCCGAGTGTGTCGTAATAGTCCATAGTTTTATTTTACCGGTAAAAAAGCAAGGTATAGCAGTAATTATACTACCATAGCCTTGCTGTGTCAAGTTATTGATTTATTTCTTTTTGGCTGGTTCTGGAACCTTATCGCCTTCTACTTTCTTATGTACTTTGATTTTCTTGCACTCTTGAGCAGGCTTTTTGGTCTTTTTATCTAAGACTGGCTTACCAGCTTTGTCAAGTTTATCTTTACATACTTCTTTAACTTCACCACCTGCAAAGGCTGTGGTAGCCAATGTTAGTGCTAATAATGCTAATAGTTTTTTCATGTTAGTTTCCTTTAAATTTCTGGATCATTTGTTGGAATGATCTTTTTACCACTTGCAGTTGTTGCTATTGGTTGTGGAGCAGGTGCGCTGAATCCACCACCAAACCCGCTTGGTGCAGGTGCTACTGGTGCTGCGGCTGGAGCGGTAAAATTACCGAAACCCCCCGGTTGTGCCGCTGGTGCCGGAGGGGGAGGAAAACCCGTTGGTGCTGGTGCTGCTCCACCATTGTTTGCTCCACCTAATTTTTCCTGTGTACGACCAAATGCTGCAATACCAAGAACTGCACCCATTGCGATATGGAATAGTCCAGCACCTTGTAAGGTCAGTGGATTCCATTGTGTGATTTGAGTATGGGTAAAGGTCTGTAATAGACTCCATAAGATCGGAAATACTACCATGTCCATCATACAGACAACCATGTACATCCAACCCATCATTGGACGCCATTTTGAATTCATCCAATCTTCTTTCTTTTGTTCGCTTGCGCTTTTAACTTCTTCGCTCATTTATTGCTCCTTTGTTTAGTTTACGCTATCGAAAATTTCTTTCTGCGATTTATACCACTCTTGCCATGCTTGTAACTTAATATGGCATTCATGATATGTACTGTAGTTGTCTGTTACTACAATTAAGACTTCACTTAATTTTGTAGTACCCTGTGCAACCTTCTTCAATTCTGGACAATCCACTAACAGTTCCTCTGGAACGCTTGGAAAGTTTCTCTTAACTGGCACTGATGTGCCGCAGCCTACTAATGTTAGAGATAATATTAATGCTAGAATATACTTCATTTCTTATCTCCCTTAGTTGGATCTTCTGCTGCTTTGTTTAGAATTTCAATCGCTGCTGGATCAACTTCGCACTTAGCATCAATTTGTACTGCAACTTCTTTAATACGATCAACATACTCAATTTGTTTTTCTTTAACAATTTTAGTCTTGTAAACAATTTTTTCTTTGATTACTGTGTTGACCACAGCAGATTTTTCTTCTGCCTCTTTAATTTTTGCTTCAAGTTCTGCTACACGTTGCCGCCACGACATTTCAGTGCCATAGCCGCCTAGTAAGAATGCCGCTGCACCAAATAGTAAAACACCCACAAGTTCAGCTGGTAATTTATAACTCTTAATGAGCGGAATCCATGTGACTAGTTTACTAATAATGTAAAGACCAACGCCTAGACTAAACAATGCATAGTATACATAAACCAACAAACTGTCTGGTAGTAAACTAAACATCCATGCTAGTTGACTCATATTAAGCTCCTAGTACGTGCTTGGCATGTTCGTAATGTTTGATACGATCAGCAAGGCCAAGATCACCACCATTAATGATTTTAGTCATCTTCTTAATGTCACCGTTATCGGCCCATTGGTTCAAGTTGTTAGCTTCCCAGAACCACGCAGCTGATTGTACGCAACCTTCAAAAGTTGTTAAGTGTTCGCTAGCTTCGTCTAGACTAATTTCTAAACTTTCAGCATAGCGTGAATAGTTACTCTTACCAGTCAACTGAATCAAACCACGTCCGCAGAATTTCCAACCATCGCCACTTGCCTCATCACCATTGCCCATACGATTTGCATAGGCACGATTAGCAATACGTTCTTGTTGCTTTTCGTAGGCTTTAGCAGTGGCCATATCTGGAAAATACCGAGGCCAGACCTTGCAAAGGCTTTCTGCTTTGTAGTTTAGATTTTCTTTGATTGCACGATAACCGCCACTTTCATGGGCAGTCTGTGCTAGGAACGCAGCAACACGCGGTACTGTGTCAATATCATAGTCGGGCAATATTTGACATAATGCTTCGAACCAATGATCTGCGTAAGGGTTTTTTCCAATTATTTCTTCAAATTGTTCTTGCGTAAAATTAAATTTAAATCCAGCCATTTTATATCCTTTTAAAAGATACAGCATAGCCTCCATTTTCGAAAATAAATGTTTCGCCAATCTTGGTTATGTTGTAATCGCCAAGGTATTTGCTTAGGTATAAACATTCACTAATGTCTTTATAATCAATTTTTAAAGAACCAGTCGCTCGCTCATATACTTCGCTCCTTGGACCAGCATCTATGACTTTCATAGTTACTGGCTCAGCATAACGTTTGTGAAAGCGAATACTTTCGGTTAACGCTTCTATGCTGTCTACTGCACTTCTACGAAAAAAGTTTGAGAAGTTGTTTAAAGTATTTTCTTGAATCGTAATTTCATAAGCATTACTATCTAAAGGAATAGTTTCTGCTAATGTTTCTTGATCTGCAGGCAGGCTTTTAAAGCTCTTATAATATCTAAAACGGAAATCATCGTGACCGGTTAATTTCTTAACACCGTCAAGCAATTCCATAATTTGTTCGCCAATTTTTTTTGTTCTTTGTATTTCTACAAACACTTTATATGTGCCGTTATCTAATTCGCCTGGAGTAACGTCAGCATCTAAAATAAAGTTATAACCCATTTCACAGAATTGAACTAGGTCGTCTGCTGGCTCTTTTTGATCTACAGTAAAAGATATTACTACTACATCTGCATCATCTCCCATCTTCGATGAATAACTATCAACTTCGAAGATTGGTTTTACTAGATCTCTTAGGTCAGCTCTTTTTAATGACATATTCTTTCCTTATACTGCTGGCGCTGATGGCGGTGGACCACCTGCTGCTGCTCCAGGAACTGCTCCGGCTGCTGCGCCGCCTGGTAACGGAGGAGCACTTGCCGCCATCTCTGCTGGTTGAGGTGCAGCGCCAGCAGTTTTTGCCTTAGGATTGTTGCCGTATTTTTCTTCACGTAATCTATCCATATATCCTTTATAAACATCAAAGGCTAATTTCTTTGGCATAGTAATTTCTACTACCCAAATAGGTTTACGATCTAAATGACCCTTCTTTGTGCCTGGACGAATATCGTCAGGTTTACGAATTTTTCTTGCTTCAATAATGTGAGATTTTTTATATTTGATCTTACATCCTAGATCCATTAGACGCTTTGCTGCCATAGGATCGGGCATTTTATCTCTAGGCCACATAAATCCTGTGGTAATCCAGTGACGCTCGATCTTAGGACCATAGGCAATTTCACCTTGCTCCCAGTTTTCATAGACATACATATTAGTTTCTGCTAGTACACGTTCAAAATCCTTGAGCGCAGCTAGGCTAGAATTGCTTTCGTATATGCTTTCTATGTTTTTAATAACGTCTAAAATATCGTGCATTTTTGTCTCGCATTCTTATTATGTATTTAGCTCAGTCGTTTTGATATGTTATCACTTTACTTTTAGCCCATTTTGTTAAATAAAAATGTAGGACCACTGTAGTTACTGGGCGGTCGCTACAGTCGTTCTACATATCCCCAATGTAGGAGACATAATAGATGAGTAAAAGAGTGAAAAAACGCTTTACATCTGACGTAAACGTGATAGATTTTAATGCTTATGCACCGCAGAAAAAGCATAGAGTAATCCTTGCACCTCGCAACGGCAATCAAAAAGAGTACCTAAATAAACTTCAAGACGAAAGCAAAAGCATAACCTTTGCTGTAGGTCCTGCTGGCACGGGTAAAACCATGCTGGCTGTACAAGTGGGTATTAAGCTGTTTCAAGAAGGCAAAGTAGATCGTATCATTGTTACGAGACCCGCCGTAAGTGTAGATGAAGACCTAGGATTTTTGCCAGGAACTGTTAATGAAAAAATGGAACCTTGGACAAAGCCTATTTTTGATGTACTAGGTGAATATTACCTAACTAAAGACATCGAGACTTTTCTAAAGGAAAATATTATTGAAATAAGTCCCCTGGCCTATATGCGTGGCCGCACTTTTAAGAACGCATACATCATTGCAGATGAAATGCAAAATGCAACA